AGCGTCATTTCATCGAGGGCTTCTTCAACGCTTTTACCCTCAAGATCGCCAATGACCGTATTAAAATATTCAATGACCTTATTCATTTCCTCTGTAAAGGAATCGTTCAGATCATCATAGTTTGTCTGGACCCACGGAATAAGAACGCGCTGAATGTACTTTACCAGCGCTTCATAACGCTGGAGATAAGTCATACCGTCACGATATGTAAACGGTGTGATGTTAGGCATAGGGCCGTAAACAGGAACATACGGCGGGGTGCTTCCCTCAAATTCGGGAGGAACAGGAATTGTCATTTTAGTAAGCCCATCCATAGTGGTAATGCGACGGTGTGTAAGAATCGCCGTTGTTCAGCAATCCCATAAAGCAATCTGCAATATCAAGAAGTATAGCGCTGTCAATGTTAAGCAATGTATTGCGATATTTATTAATCAAATCGGATGCCGCGCCTTGATAACCAGTTACCAAAGTATCGGAATCCGTTGCAGTATTTCCTACAGAATCGGTTACAGAATCAGTTGTACCGACATTTTCACTGTGAGAAATTGCCTCACCAGTTTGATCAGAAAGAGTGTTAGCATTAGAATGACCAACACTATCACTTGCAGAAGTTGCATAATCCTCATTACCTGCAAGCATAGTTTGAGGAGTTTGAGAAGCAACACTACGACTATCAGAAGTCGTATCGTTATTGCCAGTTACGTTTGTAGTTGTATCGCTATTCTCGTCGCCGATTGTTTCGTTATCAACGTGGCCAGTAATGTTTGCAGTCTCGTCAACATTTGCCGTTGCCACGGAATGGATCTTCATTGAGTCGAGAGCTTCATAAGGAATTCGCTCAGAAAGATACAACTGATTGTAATACGGCATAATCTGATCCATCTTACGTCGAAGCATAAGCTGGAAATTGTCGATAGTTTCCGTGCCGATTTCACGAGTAAAATACTCGTCAATGATCTTGCCGTTTAGAACCTTGCGGTAATTCTCATTGAAAATCGGATAAGTGCCGAGTCCAATACCCTCGCCCTTATCAGGAAGAACAGGAAGTTTACCGTAAGTGACTTGCTCAAAAGTCATAGACTCATACTCTTGAACAAATTCATCGGGATCTGGATCAGTTCCGTAAACGTGTTCAATAACGTCACGAAGTTCCATAGTGAAAGTAGCCATTACACCGCCTCCTTATGGATAGACTTAATCTCAGGTTTGTGAAGTGCGCTGTTAGCAGCAAGACGAGAATCTGCATCATCAGTTTTATCTGCTTGCTGACCGTTCAATTCAGCGTTCTTTTCTGCTTCTTCTCGCGCATCCATTTCGGCACGGTAATCAACTTCGATGTTAAGACCGAATACTTTATTGATCCGTTCGACAGCCTGCTGACGTGAATTAAGAGATATATACTTGAAAGAGTCGGTTTGATTATCGTTAGCCCCAACTTCAGCAACAACCATTCTCTCTTTCTTTTCTTGATTAGCGCTATCAATACCGAAAAGAGTCATGGCATCATTCCAAATGCGGCCGCGAAGAATACTAAGTTTCTCGTACGATTCTGGAGTTACACCAAGATCAAGAGCTTGAACAAATTCCATATCCTGCATAGGGCCAGTAAGTTGAATAAGTTCATCACCCTGATCCATAGAACGAACAGCGTTAACCATTGATAGCTGCATGTTCTGAGATCCTGTTACAACTTTATTTCGCCGAGCGTTACGAGTATTAATTTCAAGAGTCCTGTCAATCCACGCAAGACGCGAAGCGTAAATATTAACAGTATCAATCTCGGGAGCTCGAAGATAGTTAGCCCAAATCGGAAAAGCCTTTTCGCGTTGTTCTTTGTTAGGAATACCTTCATGAGCAGCAGGACTATAAGACTGAATAGTTTTATTCTGAAACTGCGCCGGCGCCGTGTCTGTAACAGGTTTAATAAGGGAACCAGGGCCAATGACTGAAAATGATACCGGATTGTCAAGCATATTGACAAACCCTGTCCCGGTTCCGCGTACAGCCAAAAGTTTGTCATAGTCTTTATCCCAATAGAAAACTACAAGAGCGTTAAAGAAGAGGCACATCTCGAGAAAACGTGCGTCGATAGATTCCGGAAGATTAACCCACTTAAACCTATTAACAGCAAGTTCTGTAAGATTGCGTTGCAGAAGTCGGTTTATATCTGCTTCCCTGCGAATAGCAGGATTATTATTAAATCGACCAGAACCACCAAACAAAGTGGAATTATAAATATCGTTGGCGGGCGTCCCACGCTTTGTCCTACTCATTATTAATATCCAATTCCAGGAAGAGGATCATTGTCGCCAATATCCAGGTTGCCAATATCACCAGGGTTAACCCAAACGGTAACACCCTTTTCAAGAATACCTCTAATAACCTGCTTATGACCCTCAGGCATGGGAGCGGCAGAAATATAAGTTTCCGTCATCTTCCAATAAGTAAACTTCTGCATAACCCTCAAGTTCTGGGGAGGGGTAATAAAAGTCTGAATTGAATAACCGTAACGAAGCCAGTATTCACCAACAGTTCTAATAGCTGACTTGTCAATCACTTTCCAACGCAATGAAATTGCAGAGTTTCCGTTAGAAATATTCATGGCATCACCGCCAAATTGACTTGAAACGTTTGGCTGAATCATTTGTGCATCTTGCACTTTAGCGGAAATACCGGCGATTGTATTTCCGTAATCACCCTTAGCAGCCCAGTCAGCAAGTTGCTTATTTGTATCGCGAACATAACCAGATTGTTCGTTCTGACGATTAGTTGTTCCAAGCATTGCAGCATTACGAGAATTTGTCATACCCTCATTATTTGCAGCCTGAATAGCGCTATTAACCAAACCTGTATAACCATTAACGGCAGCAGCGGCACCGCCAGTAATAGCGCCACGAGTATCAGCCATTGAACCGCCAATTGCACCAGAAATTGTTTGACCAACCATACCAACGGCAGATTGTCCAATCATATTCCAGTTTTGCTGATTCATCAGATCCGTGTTAAGACCAGTTGCAATCTTGTTAATATCTTCGGCGGCATTAATGGCATTGCCGGCTTGACCGTAATCTTTAAGAGCCATTCCAAGATTACGAGATTGCGACCAGTCAGCAGATTGACGCTGATAATTAAGTCCGTGAGCCTGAGAAGCGAGATAAAGAATTCCGCCGTTATTCACAAATGGAAGCGTGGGAAAGTTTGTAATTCCAACCTGAACGTCAAGAAATTCTCCTTGATCGTCACCATTTCCCTCAAGAGCATCGCCATGATCGGCGTTATACCATGTGGGAGAAAAGATAACTCGTTGTCCAGGAGGAAGCGGTTCTACCATTTCCATAATACTTGCATCATCGCTAGCCCAGCATTCAGGCTTAAGAACAACAGGAACACCTGTCCATGTTGTCATTTCAATTACCATGTAAGGATAAGTAAGAAACTTTCTCAGGTTGCGATAACGGTTACCAATAGTTGCGCCGAGAATCCAACTGCGCCAATCAGTACTCAAATCATAGCGAATGTGTCCATGATTATAATTCGATCCTGAAACGGCACCAAACATACCGTCAGGAGAGGCAGGTGGATTATAATTTCCATACCGACTAGGATGCGGAAGAATAGTAATAGATTGTATACCTTGTGTAATCCAAGGAAAATCCTGCATAGAACCACACCATGCGCGAAAATCTGCCGTGGAACTCCACATCCAAAGATCAACACCTGTAGGTAATCCGCCAAGCATTCCACCTGTAGCAGATTTCATAATGGGATTTTCAACAGTTCCATAATCCACATTAAACTTAACGCTTGTCATCACCATAATACAGTGACCCTGTGAAAGATCCTGCAAGTCAACAATTTCTCGAGTTTCCTTAGCGGCAACGCGATATTCACTACCGATATTAAATCCCTCAGGAACCGAGAGGTAGTCACGTCCGTAGTTGTTGAAATTATTGTAGTTTGCAATACCGATATGTCCGCGTTCTACAAAGCAGCGACCAACAGTAACGTCATAAATATACGTCTGCCAAACGTCAAGCTGCAATGTAAGTTCGGTTGTATTCGGCGCAATGTAAACGGTATTGAGAATGAAGTAATAGTAATTCTTCTGCGTATCTCCGCCAGGAAGAGGCTGAAGAGGATTACTAGCACGAAGATAATTGTACTTACTAGCGCGAGTGTGTGGGACATTAATACGGATAGGCTGATTAGGCTTTACGTATGACATTTGATTAATCTGTATACTCGCGGCACCTAGCGAGTTAAGATAAACGTTGAGATCATAATCGCTATCGAAACGTACAACATCGCGATAATCGTTATTCCAAGGAACGTTGATAAGGTCAACTTGTGTTCCAGGAATCCACAAAGAATAGTCGAAGTCCTGACCAAAATCATAGCCTGTGTTTGGCTGACCGGGAAGATTCTTTGCCATTATCCTTTTCCTAAAGTTTTAAGAAGCGGAGTGGTAATCCGGGTTATTAGATTACCACTCCGCTTTATATTGTCGAAGTAATACTACTTCTTATCTGCCGGCGTCCCCTTAGCATCAGCATCATCAGAAGTAGGAATTCCGTCAACAATTACCTGCGGGTTCGGCCACGGCTGAATAATGTCCCCGTTAATGGGAAGATTCTTCGAGGCGTTTACAACCGGCGTGAGATCGTCAATCGCCGTAGCAGTAATAATAATCTGCTGAGCGGTTTCGTCTGCACCAATGAAAAGACCGCCGCCGTTACTAATACGAGTAAAAGCAGAAGTAATATTAGTGCCAGTAATCTTGTACTTAACAGCAACGTTAACACCACCAGCGGGAGTAGTAACGCCAGTCGTCTCAACGTCATAAAGCTGACCCCTAAGAACTTCCGTAACGGCAACATTCTCGGGACTCGACTTAACAACGATTGCAGCAACAGATGTAACAGGAGTTGCGGTCACAGGAACAACCGTAGAGGGACGAGTAGAAGAGAACATAACAAGAGGCGCAAAACGAGAAGCAGAAATAACCTCCCAGTGATGCAGCCAGTAATTCGTAAAGAGAGCGGCAGGGTTCTGAATTGCCGTAGTCTCAATACGCTGATCGGCAACAACGAAGAACTTATTCGTTGTAAGAACTGCCTGAATTCCCTCAATACCGAAATGCTCAACTGGCATAACAGTCTTGCGGGAAGCGAATTCTGCCTTAGAGATATTAAATGCGGCTGCAAGAGCTTCAACATCCATAGCTGCATCAGCAGTTGCAGTTACAAAAAGCTCGAGTTCTTCAGGACGAGCTGCAACCGGCATTCCCGCAGGAGTGTAAATGCGAGAAATAAACGGGAGAGTGTTTGCGTATTCGCGAAGACGACGCAAAAGGAAACGCGAATCGGCAGAATCAGAAGCCGCGTCGGAAACGTCAGGAACGTTTTCAATGTGATATCCGCCGGCAAGATCGAATTCCTTAAAGACATTCGCCATGAGAAGATATTCATCCCACTGGTCGGAAGTCTGAGGCATCGACATAAGATTCGTAATAAACTCTCCAAGACCATTGCTGGTAAGGAAAGCATTACGCAAAAGAGGCTCTTTAACCGTAAGCTTGTAACGGTCACGGCGATCTACAGTGTGATATGAAGCCTGAACCTCAGGCGTCATAGCACCATAAATTTCTTTTTCAAGCTCATCACGATCAGGATCGTAAGATGTAGCTTCGAGAAGACCCGCCATGATCTCTTCGATAGTCTCGCCATATTCAAGCGTTCCACGCTTAAACTTTGCAAGTGGGTTAGTCCAAATAGTGTTCTGGAAAATAACCAGACCAATACGGTTAACCAGCGCGTCGATAAACTGATTCATGAGCGGCTTGTAAGAGTACAGACTCTGAATAACAGACTGCACATTTGCCTGCGTAGCTTCAGGCACACGACGCTGATAATCATATCCAGCTTCGTTACGAACAGCATTAAGCCATTCTACGTTAGTAAGATCCTCACGAAGAGGACGAAGATCAATAACCATTTCTAGCTTCCTGTCTTGACGAAAAGATCGTCGATTGTAAGTGTGGACGGATCGACTTCATCTTCTTCCC